CTTAAGTGTTCCGGGACCGAACGCGCCATCTGCGGTTACTCCAATCTTCTGCTGTAGGTTTACGAGGCTCATTTGCCAGCACTCCGCCAATCAGGGAAATCATCTTCGTCGACCACGCCGTCGCCATTAACGTCATAGCGCAGGTCGTTGCGATACTTCTCCCAAGGTTCCATCTCGTCGTCATCGTCCTCTTCGTCCGGCGTGTCGATAAACACGGTGCCCTGCGGGTCGTCGTAGGTCTTCAGCTTCATATCGGGCGTCAGATCAAGCTCCGGCTCGGGTTCGGCAGGCTCCGGTTCAGGCTCTGCCTTGTCGCGCGCATTAGCGTTGAGGCTCAGGCCACCTAGCAGGCCGACAAAGGCACCGATGATCGTCTGGAAGGCGGGGTTGACCACCTCAAGGATGGCTGCGCTGTCGATGACATCATTCGGCACGAACAGGCCCACAACAAGCGCCAGCACCACAACGAGGATGACGGCAGCTAGTGTGACAATCGCAATGCGGACTACGAACTCGACGGTGTCATTGACGCCCTCTTGCTTGCTCTCAAAATCTCTAAGAAAGCCCATCATTCGATCCTTATGATAGCCTGTGACGCCAGATTGGCAGGGAACTGTATGGTAAAATTCTGGGCCGTGACGGTCTTATCTTCCCCGAAGTCCAACACGCAGACCGCAGGATTAACCAGCGGCGTACCATCCGCAGCATTGGCAGAGGGGGTGGTGTTGTAGATAAGCGCACCGCGCGCCGTCAGCGTGACGTTAGTGAAGACCGCATTGACGAAGGATGTGAACCCCTGCTGCGCAGCATTGTCCGTAGTAACCCCGAGCCGTGTCAGGATTATGCCCCCTGCGGTGTAGTTGGTCCCCGTCGCTTCGCCGGTCGCACTATACTGCGTTGTGTCTGGACCTAGGTTAGCAGCTGCAGTGTAGAGGGCGATCTTGAACGTGTCGCCGCTGGTAACCCGGAAGTCGTGGACCCCGAGGAGGACTTGAGCTTTGAAGGAGGTGCAGAGTGTCTGGTTCAGCATATCAAGCCACCGGGTAGCGCGCTTGCTGCGTGCGGTACATATCCTGACGGTTCTTGCCTTCGCTCAGCTGGCGTAGCTGCATAATGGCGTCGTCATAACGCTTTTGGTAGTTGGCAAGCACGTCAGCTTCACCCTTCATAAAGGTATATGCCTCCAGCAGAGTGCCGTATAGCAGCACGCTGTCAAAGAAGTCGCCAAGCCACGAAGTGCCGTCATCCACAATGGACGGTGGGTAACGGTAATAATGCAGCTCGTAGCTGTAGCTCGCGTCCGGGGTAGGGCCGAGGAGGAACTCATCTGCATTGAAGAACGCATAGTGCGTAGGCTTAGCTTCGTAGGACGGGTTGGGGAACGACGCCCGGATAAAGTTCACGTCCTTGTTGAGCAGATACTCATAATCCCCGCTGGCGTCGATGACGGCAAGGGAGAAGTTGGACAGCCAGTCTGCCGGGGCAGTGAGATATTGGTTACCTGCAGTCATAGTGCCAGTGATGGCGTAGCGGGACACAAGCAGGTCTACAGTATTGTAGATGCGCTGCTCGGCCTCCCTGATAAACGTATTGAGCTGTTCGGTGGAGCTAAGCGTCACCTGCCCGGAGCCGCCAGAGGCAGTCCAGCTAGTGTTAGGGAAATCGTTTTCTACGTAACCCTTAACCGTCTCGAAAAGCTCGTTGTAGTTCATCAGCCCATCTTCGAACTATGCCCGGTACCCTTGGTGGCTGCACCGGTTCCCCGGGTCTTGCCTGTCTGAGTATTGGCGATTTTGTTGGGGTAGCCGTTGTTGCCATAGTCCTGCGTGTAGGCCTTCGGCTTGCGGTAGGTTTGCATATTAGATGCCTTTCTTCGGTACGCTGCGCACGGACTTTTTCTGGTTGGCGATCTTGGCAAGGTTACGACCGAGCGCCTTCATCTGCGCGTTGGTCTTACCGCCCTTGGCGAGCTTGGTGAGGGGCTTGCCCTTATGCTTCACCTTCTCATGCTTATGCACGGCCTTGGCGATCATTGCCTTGTCCTGCTTCATATCCTTCTTGTCCATCATCAACTCCCTATCTGCACGGTCACCGTGCCTACCACACCATTACCTATTAGCGTATTTGGAAGGCCAGATAAACCCAAAGGATTATACAGCCCAACTGGGTTCCAGCCCCACTGAATTATCCGGCTGCCTTCGCCCGGCAGGCCGTTATTGCCTAGCCCAGACTGCAGGTAGCTGTTGTCCCTGCGCGGGTTGCGTAGAGCCTGAGGATCGTCGACCGGATACATACCCAGCTGCAGCTGCGGCTGATCTGGTTCCCAGCATGTGGGGCACACCAGAAGATTGACGTTCTTGGTCTTGATAACCAGCTGCTTGAGCTGCTTGAGTTTGTACCGAAAGCCGCAGCGGTCACATTCGGCAATCGCCTTTTTGCCCGAGGCAAACCTGTTAGGCATGGGTCACCTCATATAAACATCTGGCGGGGCGCTATGCGCAGGGCGGCTTTCTCACGGTCTTCGTCTGCAGCTTGCTGCCACAGCTCATCATATTGCATTTTAAGCGCGGGCATGCGCTCAAGGCCGCCCGGCAGTTTCATAGACAGATGGTACGCCAGACCCGCCACCATGCAGGGGAGGAAGCGGAACGGGATGTCCTGCGTGTTGACACCATGCCCTGCGTCCTGAATGCGGCGAAGCCGCCAGTACACGAACGTATAATAGTTGGACTGCTCGGGGGCGGGCCACACATTGATCTGCGGCGGCCTCACGCCAGTAACCGGATAGTCTGCACCTGACTGACGGTTGATCCACACCTGAATGGGGCGACCCTGCGCGTTCTTGTTCGGGATCGTAGCGTATGTGTCTACGCTGATACGGGTAATGTTGATGTCGGTCTGGTTTGGCGTGGTGCCCGGGCTTGTGCGGATGACGTGCTCAAGCAGGTCGATGGTATTCGCAGGCAGGTCATAGGTGATCTGCCCCTGCACAAGGGGGATCGAGCCCTGCTCGATGGTCCACAGATTTATGCCTTTGTTGGCCCACTCGATGGTAAGCAGGTTCAGACTGCGGCGCGCAGTGCGAAGGTCATAACCCGTGCGAAGCTCGGAACCACAGCGCTCGAACGCCTCTTCCACCAGAGCATTGAGGTCTAGGTCAAAAGCCGTAGTGCCACTTGTCGTCATCGGTATCTCGCAGTCTTCTTAGCTATGGCCTTAGGCTGCTTCACGAACTGCTGGCCTTTAGCTTTACCTTCACGCTTGGCTTTGCTTGTAGCAGAATATTCTTTGGCAGTTAAGGCTTCGCGCACTTTCTTAGGTAGGTACCGCTCGCCTGTCGCTTTCGGCCCCTGTGTCGAGGGCTTGCCCGACTTGGTGCCCCACTTCTCGTCCGTCCATTTGGACAGCGACTGCTGCGCTTTGGTCTTGGGGCCGGAGTAACCGCCCCCAGATTTCTTATATTGCTGGGTAGCCAGCTGGGCTTTGCGCGCGGACCACTGACCCGGATTGCCGCCTTTGCCGCCAGCCTTGACGCTAGCAACTATGCGTTTCCATTTGGCCTCGTCGGTCCGTGCCATTACTTGCCTTTCTTGAAGCCTTTCAGCAGCTGCGCGAAGCGTGCACGCTGGCCCAGTTTGCCCGGAGCCTTGGCAGCCTTAGCTAGCTTTCCTGCCGGGATTTTTTCACCTTTCTTAGCGCCAAGCTGCGCACGGAGTGCGCCGGGCTTCTTGATCGCTTTGGAGATGTCGAGCTTGGCTTTGCCGCCCTTCGCATAAACCGCGACGTCATTCGGATTATCCTTACGCTTGATGATCTTCTTACCCGGCATCTTCGATGCCCTGATATCACCCATACCCCGACTAGCGCGCATGTCGTTCTCCTTAGGCCCAGACGCGGTACGGCAGTTCGGGCGGTACAATCGTAATTGGCTCCAGTTCTGTAATCTGGTCCTCGGTGAGGCTGTAAGACCGGAGGTTCACATGCCACTCGGGGTAGTCAATCTCTACCGGCGGGTCGACGCTGTAGTCCCACTTAACGATGGGGCCGATCACATCTAGGCTGACGCCATTGGCGGGGTACAGGCCATCCTCTGTCTCGTAAGCAACGCCAGCGGAGATAAGCACCGCGTTCATTGCCGCCTCGTCAATTGCCTTCAGATACAAGTCCATTATTGTGTCTCCTTATGCCGTAAGCGTCTGCAGCTGGGCATTGCTAAGTCGTGCCGGGTAGTAGCGGATCGAGCGGAAGTGTCCGCACAGGAACGAACCACCAGCCGTATTACCAATAGTAAGTCTAGAAATATTTGGCGGTAGGGAACCATATGTAGCCGACAATGCCGCCGCGCCGTTGAGACTGGCTCCGTAATTCCCCGCCGCGTATGCGGAAGCCCATTTGCCAACCGTATTTAGACCGACAGCCGGATAGTCAAGCGTTGTAACAACTGCTGAACCGTTGATAAAAGTCAAAAACCGATCAGAAAATCCGAGGGTGTGGACTTGGGTGTAGCGATTGGCGGAGGTGACGTCGCTAATTTCTGCTGCAATCCTAGCATTGTTGGTAGCAAAGCTGGAAAACTCAGTCACAATTGTCCCAGAAGGCTGGTTATACCAGCTTGAGAAATTAGCGGCTGTAACGTTGGCAATATCCGCCGTGCGGGTAACCGTAGAGGCAACCGTGGGGATGTAGCTGGTGGCGAAGGCACCTGCTTCGAGTTGCGCGCCCCAAACGAACGCGCCATTACCCACAACGCCAGTGTAGGACGCAGCGTTGTCGCCCGTTGCAAGATATATTCGCGCGTTACTATTAGCGCTTGATGTTGTGGTCGCGGTTATTGAGCAGCGATACCAACCATTACCGGCATTTCGTATCGAGTGGGTAGCGCCGTTAAACGCCGACCCAACTGTACCCGCGCCAATGTTAAAATATGCGGTTGGTGCAGTGCCGAAAGCGCCGCTGTCATACTGCAGGGCTATCCATGACCGCTCCGCAGCTTTCACATACACGGTGGTGGTATAAGCGGTACCAGTAGTCAAAGCGATTGTCGGGCTTATCGTAGAGTGCGTGCTTGTTGCGGTGTCTTCAATCAGTTTGTCAGCATTGGTGGTGCCATCAGGTGACACCGTAGCATTCGCCGTGACTGTTACGTTACCTTTAGTCCACGCTGCATTATCAAACTGCTCGCTATACGTCACCAAATTCGACCGCTGCTCCTCGATGAGGATGCCCCTCGGGGCCAGCGTTACCGGATCGTAATCAAACCGAGCTGGGAACAGACCACCGACGTTTTTGGCGTAGGCAGAGGGCATGTTTGTGGTGCCAGTGACCTGCTGAATAGTCGCAGTTCCAATTACGGTCGTAAAGCCAGACCCAGAAGTGATATCCACAAAGCGAAACGTGTTGTCGTAGGTTGTGCGTCCGCAGTAGTAAACCAGCGTCCCTGTTTGAGTGGAGCTGACGCTATTCTCGTCACACCAGTCGCTTACGTACGAGCCAGTGGTAGATATGATGGGAATGCTAATCTGGTAGATAGCCCCATTGACCAGAGACGCCAGCGGGAAAACAAATCGCGCAGACCCTAGAGACGGCATAGTGTAAGTCCCGTTGCCGTTATCCGTAGCCCCACCGTTCAGGCTCACCCCGTTGTTGTTGATAACAGGGCCCAAGGTGATGTTGGCAGCGGGTGTAACCTCAAACTGCGCACCCCAGATAAATATACTTTCAGTGCCTGTATAGGTTCCAGTCTGGTTGCGGGTAGCCGTGCCGCTGGGGGCAAAAATGAATTGTGGTGAGCGGTCGGCGCTATTTGCCGCATAAGTCATACTTATGCGATACCACCCAGTAGTGCTATCGTAGCTGATCGCCCCGGTCGCACTGCCATTATTCTGCACCGAGCCGCTGCCGGTCAGGGTAAAATTACACCAATCAGAACCTTGGTTGTTTACGTAGATTTGCATGAACGTATAGGTGCTGGGTTTCACATATAGTGAAGCTACAACTACCGTCCCAGCGGTGGTGGTAACGGCTTGATTTACACGCGGCGTAATTCCCGTGCCTGCGGTAGCGAACATAATGTCGCCCGTCATGGTGCCATCAGGGGCGGTGATAAAACCGCCAACGACGTCCCTTATGGAGACGTTGTCGATAGACCCAGTGCGCACCCCCGGTGCGCCACGGGCGGAAATATCTGGGGCGGTTGTGGTGGTCGCAAACAGGTACTCAGTATATGTACCCGCAGCCGTTCGCGGGGTGCCTAGCGCGCCCCCCGCATTAAGACTTACGGCGTTGGTTAGGCCCCCAATAATTGTGTACGTTGCCGCATACCAGCGCCCAGCAACGACAGGAGTGGCTGGGGTATTGGACGTAATAGAACCGCCGCTTATTGTGGTTGTCCCGTCGAAGGTAAGCGCGCCACCGGTAATAGATGCACCCGCCACAGGAACCGACCAAGATGCCCCGCTACTGAAACCTCCGTTGGCAACAACTTCGTTGCCGAGTGTGGCCGTAGTCGGGTTGAAAGGAAACACCGTCGCTGCATTTTTGTTCCAACCTGCGTTGTCAAGTTCCTGTGTGTACAGAAGCAGGTTCACGCTCGGGGGCGTTAGTGTCACCAGACCTGCCGAGTTGGTGTAGGTAGCAGCCGTCGTGCGGGTGAAGTCGATTAGCTGGTCAAAGGTGCGAGAAATAAGCGGCATTGCTAACTCCGAGGTCAGAAATCGAGATCATGTGGTCAGCCCTTGCAGCTGCGCATTCGTAAGGCGGAGGGGGTAATAGTTGATGGAACGGAGATGGCCGTTGATAAAAGCTGGTGTCGAGTAACCCGAACCACCGATACCGAGAATGACCAGATTGGTAGGCACAGTGCCCGACGTGTCGACGACCGCCGCACCGCCATTATATGAAAACCCAAAGTCGTTTGTCTTGTAGGCATAAGCTGTATTCGCCACCGTGTTTACAGCTAGCGATGTGCCCGCACCGGGCACAGCCTGTGTAGCACCACCGTCCGAAGTAAGGCCCGACTGGGCCACGCCGAAGCGGTTGTATATGGCGTGTAGATTGTTCGGAGAAGCATTGCTGGCAGCCAACACAAAACGCCCTGACGGGTTATTAGCTGATGTACCCCCAGAATAGTCAAACTGCGCAACAAACGTACCCTCGGGCTGGTTGTACCAAGGCGCAAACATAGGTGCTGCAATATTGGCTTGATCGGCTGTGCGCGTCACCGTCGACGCAACGGTCGGGATGTAGGATGTGGGGAAGGAACCGGCTTCGAGCTGGGCACCCCAAGCAACCACCGAGTTTGTTCCGACAAGGATGTCGGGGTATACCGCAATCGCTACAGACGCACCGGCACTCGGCACATTTGCGGTAAGCACACAACGGTACCAACCGTTACCCGCTGCGGTGACCGACGCGGTTCCCAAGGTTGTGCTTTGGACAGACGCTACGCCTCCAGACCAAGCAATCGCAAAATCACCGACGACGGTGAACCCCGAAGTGGTGTCGACCACGATCATGCGGGACCGCGTAGACGTCCCTGCTTTGAGGTATACGCTGCCTGTGAAGTTGCCTGTCGTCCCCGTGGATGTCGCGTTCTGGCGAGACTGGGAAGCCGTACCCCCTGTGGAAGCCGTAAGCGTGTCGGCTGTGGTAGTGCCGTCCGGCGCAACAGTGGTGTTAGTCGTAATCGTCGGAATAGCTGGCGACGCATTGTTCCAGACGACGTTATCAAACTCACTGGAGTAGCGCAGGAAATTCGCCCGCTGTTCCTCGACCAACAAACCCAGCGGTGCCAACGTCACGGGGTTATAATCAAACCGGGGCGGGAAGAAGCCGCCGACATTTTTGGTGTAAGTGCTAGCGGCAGAGTCGAGTTCGAGCTGGGCACCCCAGAAAGCAATAGAGCCCCCTGTAGAAGCCTCTAAATCTATCCACTGGTTCGCGCCTGAAAACGTAAACGTATACGAGAAGCGCTGCCACGAGCCGGTCAGGGTTTGTGTGCCGGATACCGCAGCCCCGTTACCTATATCAAAAACAAAATTCGGAGTGCCGGATACACGACGGGCATAAATTGATACCGTATATACTACGCCAACAGACATGGTGGGGTATGCACGAACATACTGTGCGCCCCCTCCGGTCGTGAATGTAATAGTGTCGGCTGTGGATGTACCATCAGGCGCTATCTGGTCATTGGCTACAACGCTAACACCTGAACCAAGCGCCCACGACGCACTATTAAACTCCTGCGTATACAGAAGCAGGTTCACCGAAGCGGGGGTGGTCGTTATCAGCCCGGAGGCGTTCACATAGGTAGCCGACGTCGTGCGGGTAAAGTCGATCAGTTGGCTGAAGGTATAAGCGGTCATTACTAGTCCTCAGTCACGTAGGCACCAACCGTAAACCCGACATAGAACGACGGCGGCGTTTGGAAGGGTACGGTGCCAGAATAGTACATTTCGCCCGTGAAGTCGAGGCTCAGCGACCGTTGGGAAGCGCCTGCTGCATCGCTAAGCTGGTTCAGAGTAGCAGTGCTGGACGCAGCACCATATGCTTGGACGCCACGCAGCCAACCGAACCAACCGCCATAGCCATACTCGCCGTCGTTCTGGCCGAGTACCATAGATGTGAGCCCTTCGGGGACCGCACCGGATGTATCCGTAGTAGCGGGGCCGCCGTTGGCGCTATTGGCAAAGAAGTTGTTGGAGTAGGTCACTGCCTGCCCATAGACCGCATATTGAGACGCCACGCTGCTATACAGCGAAGCCTGCAGTGCCGGAACGGGTGTGTAGCTGTAGGACGAAGCGAGGAAGTCCATGACGACACCCGAAGACGCAACGTCGTAACCAAGAGTACCTGACGCCCCATCCACATATAGCGCGTGGTAGTTCGGCGTGCCGCTCTGCAGCAGCAAGGCAGACGGCTTACCCGTAGTCGAAGAGAACTCAGGCTCAGCGCCAACGACCAGCGTGCCGGACTGGAGCGTGTACCACGACGAAAAGTTGTTACCCGTCATGATCGCGCTGTCCGCGTTGCGGGTAGCTGTAGACGCCCCAGTAGGGATGTAGCTGGAGACGAAGTTGCCTGCTTCGAGCTGGGCACCCCAGATATACGCGCCCGAGGTACCATCACCAATATAGCTAGAACCTGTGCGAAGGTAGATATGCGCAGTGGTTGTCGCAGCATTATAATAAACAACGCAGCGGTACCAACCATCTCCTGCGGGCGTAATTGCCGAAGATGTCGCGCCGTTGTTGGTTGTTGACCCGCTACCGGTCAGAGTGAAGGTTGCGCCTACACTTGCCCCAGTTAGCCATAATGAGATAACGGTCTCACCGGCAGGTTTAGCGTATACGGTGAACGTACCTATCGTGGACGTCAGCCCACTCTGGCTAATGGACTTTGCGGTGTTTGAGGTACTGCTTACCAAAGTGTCTGCGGTGGTGGTTCCGTCCGGCGCTGTTACAGCATTGGCCGTTATAGTTGCGTTAGTTTTGGTCCACGCCGCGTTAGCGAAATCCGACGAGTAAGTCAGGATGTTCGTCCGTGCGCCTTCAAGCAGCAGGCCGCGAGGCAGGCATGTGACCGGGAACGCATCGAAGCGCGGGCCGTAATAGGCTGTCGCGGTCGTGGGATTATAGGTGCCGGGCGTGGTCTGGTAGGTAACGGGTTCGAGTTGAGCACCCCAGAGATTTACCGTGACCGTGCCGCTTGAGGTGCCAACAGAAGGCCGTAGGTCAATGCTAAACGAGCCCCCAGCCGCAGCGACTTCTGCCACTGATACGCGCTGCCAAGCGGCAGTTAATGTAACAAGCGTGTACCCAGAGGCACCGACATGGCGAAACGCGATGATTTTACCGACATCACCTGCGCCATCTGCTTTTACATAGAACGAGCCTATGTAAGTTACGCCGTTAGTGAGCGGTGGTGCAGCGGTTATGTTTGATCTATCGACTGAAACGGGCGCTACAAAGACAACTGTGTCCGCCGTAGTTGTTCCATCAGGGGCTACCGTAGTATTTGCAGTAACTACCGGAGCGGTCGCCCCTCCAGACGCGCTTTTCGTCCAAGCCGCGTTGTCGAACTCTTGGCTGTACGTCAGCAAATTCGCCGGAGCATACACAATCCGACCGGTGCCGTCGATCATCGTGGCATTGCTGCCGCGTGAGAAGGTGATACGGCTATCTAGCGGACCCGCCAGCAGGTTCAGGTTTAGCGATGGCGATACAGCACCGCCCCAGCCAGTGATGAGGCCAGACGCACCGGACCAAAGGCCGGAGACGCCGCGATATAGGCCGACACCAAGAGCCAGACCAGAGACGCCGCTGTACAGCCCCGACGACATTACGGATGCAGGCCAGCCTGAGTTATAGTCAGGACAACAGAGCCGCTACCACTGTTCAGCAGTACACGTACCGCAGTGGGGATATAAGCATAGTTGCCTTGACGGTTCACGCTCTGCGACACGAGGTTTGTATCGGGGTGGTCAAACCAAGTCGGAGTAACCCCCGCCTCAAGCGGGTTGTCCAGCGTTTGCTGGATGGTGTAGTTCACCGTACCCGTAACCACTGCCTGCAACGAAACCTCAGGACGTCCGTAATAATCCAACACTGCCGGGTTGGAGGCTTTAGCCCCACCCGACGCGTTAGCTACAGTTACCTGAATAGGGCGCATTAGATCATCTTCCCTTTGGTCTTGCCCTTGACAGCGCAGCCATCGGCACGAGCCGAAACCGAACCACCCTTGGCATAGCATTTGCCACCACCGGCTTTCTTCATCATAGCACGACCCATCGTGTCAGCCGACTTCTTTTTCAGAGCGCGACCTGCTTTGTCTGCCATTTTAGCTTTACCTCCTGCTTTCATACCGCTGGAGCGGTTACCACGTCCAATTGCACTGGCGTCAGCAGGAGTAGGCTTTGCCTTTTTCAGCGACTCGTCCTGACGCTTCGAAGCTGCGCGCTCAGCCGGGGTCGGCTGCGGGGGCATTGGCTTTTTCTTCTTGTCCATCATAACTTATTCCTTCCTAACCCGTCGAGCTTGGCCTCAAGCCGCTCGAATGCCTTGTCAAACCGCTCACCGAGCTTGTCTACGGTGATATTCATCTCTGCACGCGTAACGTGGTCCCGCGCCACTTCCTCACGCGTCTTGTTGAGTAGGATGCCTAGGCGATCCAGCTCTTCGATCTTCCCTTTAAGAAAGAAACCCATGAGCCCCACCACTGCACTGAGGACTATGTTCCATATCAAGAGTTCCATCTAACAGTTCCATGCCCTCAAGCTCTTGTTGATACGGCTGTTAGGGTCGCTCGCGGTTTTAGCGCTGGTGAGCTTCGCCTTCATACCTTTCATACGTTTGCAGAATGACTTACGCCGAGACGCGTCTTTTTTCGTCTTCGGGTTAGGTGCTGGGGGCTTCAACCCGGGCTTACCCGGGTTGGCCTTATTGTATGACGCGCGTCCCTTGGCATTCAGGCCACCCTTTTTGGATTTGCCTTCCGCGCGTTGCCAAGCGGGCGTCTTTGCCATTAGACAAACTTTCCTTTGGTCTTACCGCGCTGCGCGCAGCCATCAGCACGCTTTGAGGCGGTGGAGCCGCCTTTGGCCATTTTCTTGACCTTGGCTTTGCCACCACGCTTCATACCTTCGTCGGTGCTACGAGCGGTGCTTCTGCCCATCATGGCATCAACGTCACCGCGACCGCCCGTTGCGGGGCGATCCTCGCCACCGGCTTCGCCGCGCTTTTTCTTCTTAGCCGCGAGCATACCCAGAACACCAAGTCCGCCGTGACGGGCAATATCACCAACGCCGAAACCAGCGGCTCTACCGGCACCAACAAGTCCGCCAGTCAGCCCACCAGCTAGTATTTTTCCTATCTTAGCCATTATGCAGCATCCTTCTGTGCGGGGACAATCATCGGGTAGAGGATATCTTTGCCGAAGTTGCCGACATATTCCTGCACGCCCATGTGACCGAGTGTGATCGACGGGTCGACCCATACCTCATAACCGGCTTCACGCGCACGGTCGCAGAACAGGAAGTCCTCACCGATATAGCCTTCGCGGGTAACCTTAAAGTCGAATACCGCGCTCAAGTCCTTGTCGGCGCGCTTATCGTAGTAGGTCCATTCGGGGTGTGCTTCGATCAGGTCTTCGAACACCTTGCGGTTCACCCACATAAATGCAGTGGCTACATGCTCCGCACGGACCAGACCCATACCGTTCATGGTCAGCTCGCGGTTCTCGTCGTAGTCGAGATTGGCAATGTAGACGGGGTTCACGTCACGGACGCGGGGTACCGCAGCGACGATACCTTTGCGGGGGTCAGCACCCCACGCCATGAGCCGGAAGATATCTTCGGGCTCGAAATTAATATCACTGTCGATGAACAGGAGTTCGGTAGCCGACGACTCTATAAGGTCTTGGACCAGCAGGTTGCGGGCACGGGACACAACCGAGCACCCGCAAACCGAACCGATATGCACATCTACGCCGTGCTGCGGCGCTGCTTGCGCGAAGCGGGCGAGCGAAACGGCGAGCTTCAAGGATACCTTGAAGTCGTAGGCCGGGAGCGCAATGAATATACTGCGCCCGGCTAGATCATAACTTTTTTCGGTCTGCATGGGGACCCCACATTACGCTGCGGTGGTGATGTTGGTCCAAGTCGTCGAGCCGTTGGTATTGATATACGCACGAGTCGAGGTCGAGCTACCGTCAAGGCGCAGGAAAAGCGAGCCCTTAGCCGCAGTGAACGTAGGAGCACCAGTGCCCGAGTAGATGCCCGGAGTGGTTGCGCTGACGCTGTCAGCAGCGCCTACGAGAAATCCGTTCTGCGAAGCGACGGGGCCGGAAAAGGTAGAAGTAGCCATGAATTATCTCCGTGTAGTAGCACTTCCCCGCACCTTCTCTACTAAGTCCGCTAGGCCGGTCGGTGCAGGTAATCACCTAGTGGAGTAGATATAACACCCCATAAAAAAGAAGGGAAGGTATTTCTACCTTCCCTCCCCCCGTTTCCTTAGGCCGCGCCTTCGGAACCATACATCGACAGCGGGTCGGACCAGCCGAAGCTATAACGCTCACGGGCCTTATAGCGGACGTTACCGGTATCGAAATCACCGTCCATGCTCGTAGCCATCGGCGTACGAACAAAGTGCTTCATGCCGTTAGGAACATCGGTGGTCAGGAACCACGCGTCCGTGTCGGTCAGGAAGTGGTTGACGGTGTAACCCTCTGGGATCGAACCATTGTTCTTCAGAGCGTTGATGTCGTTGTCAGCGGTGCCGACACGCAGTTCCGTCTCAAGGAGGCGGGTTGCAACGAACATCAGGCTCGGCGGAACAATGAGCTTGCGCGGCTTGGCTGCGATCAGCAGGCCACGCTCGTCAGTCCAACCAGCAATCTGGATGACTGCGGCTTCAAGCGACGTCTCGTTCAGGTCCGCAGCAACAGCCGGGATGTTCGAGTTAACGCCGCCCGAGACCAGCGGGTGAGCGTTCGAGAACAACGGAACACCGTCGCCACCGAGATAATCAGTGTCGAAGCCGTTGTTGAGGACCGCAGCAGCCTTGGTCTGCTTGGTGTACGCCATAGCGCGGGCAAGAGCCTTGGTGTAGCGCGACGACAGCGAGTCATACAGGTTGTCTTCGATTGCTTCTTCCGTGAGCGAGAACCCGAGGGCAATCGTTTCATGGTTGTAGCGAGCAGTGAAGACTTCCTGCGCGTTGTCGTAGCGGATAGCCGAGCCTTCGTTCTTAACCGGAGCAGCCGAGAAGCCGGACAGCTTGGTTTCTTCTTCGAACGAACGTTCCGAGGTTTCCGTTTCGAAAATCTCTTTGTGCTCTTCGCCGTAGCGGGCGTATTCGAGGCCGAACAGAGCGTTCAGGCCGGGCAGGAGCTCTTTG